CAGAAGATGTAAAGGAGCTTGTGCGCTTAAAACGCGGCACGGACGGATCGCGGTCGATGAACGTCGAGCCGATCATCCATAACGCACCCGTGTACTTGCCGAAGGCAGACGAAGACGACGGCCGATACGGGCCGCTACTCCAGACGAACCTCATCTATTTCAAACGTCCGGAGGCAGGCCAGAACACGCTTGTTATGGCACATGAGAACACGCGCTATTACTACCTGCCGGGCGGGTCGTATGTGCAGGTGACGACGACGGCTATGAAGCAGCCTGTCCAGCATGATGACAATGAGGGCAACTACCGAGTGCAACTCAACAGTGTGCAAGCGCAAGCCACGATGGCCTATGGCCTCACACAGCTATTGTTGCACCTCTTCAGCAACCCAGACAACGCCACAATAGAATGCACCTGGAACGCACTTAAAACGCCTGCAATGCTCCCGAATAACGTCGGGGGTGTATATGACCTCTCGACCAATCCGGGCGGCTCTGGGGGCACGGCAGACTATGCCGACGTCCTGCCAAACCTCGCATGGACGAAAGCCGTAATGACGTCGTCATCCCACAATTGGATGACTGGGGAGATCTCAACTAAGTTCTTTCTACTCGCAGCCACCGGAAACATAGGATAACCCAATGCCAGTCAATGATCCCGTTAAACGTGGCAAGGTGGCCCCCGCATCGCTGGCGTTCGAATCGCGCCGGCAAGGGGGTTTGTACTCAGGTGAGATAGCAGGTTCCCAGACTGGAAACGTCACCTACCAGACGATCATCAATACCGGTCTGCGCCTGACTGCAAACATCAACGTCACGCAAGCCGAGGCCACAACCCGGTCGATCATGACAGCGATGGCAAACGCCGAACATCGTGCCAAGCATTATTCGAGTGATTGGCATCATGCGTTCGAATGGGACACCAACTCCGATTCGCTGGCGTGGACTGCCAACGGCAGTAGGTTAGGTGCGCTGAACATTCTCAAGTTCACTAACGAAGTAATCCGCAGCGTGCAGGGACAGGTTGTCAGCAATGCCTGGGCATTCAGGCCATCTGATGAAATCAGCGGTATTTGGCTAGTGTCTGCTATGGTGGCCATGCGATTTTCACCGAATGACAAGATTGCAGAGACGCGGTTGGTGCTGCTCAAAAACGGCACTGTGTACCGCAACATTGATATGTTCAACAACCATTTTAACGACAAGTCACACGTCGAAGAGGTAGTCATGCAAGGCACGGCACTAATCCCGCTGGCCTATGGCGATGCCGTGTCCATCGGCGTATATTTGAACGATCAAAACGGCACGGGCTCTGGCACGTTGTCAGGGGAGGCTAACTATTACGGCTACGTCTCGGGTGCTCGGGTGCGCTGCACTTCGGCTACGATCAACAGCGCTTCCACCGGAAACAATTTCGATAACACTATCTAAAGATCATCATGTCTTGCCTACCTAACACGCCGATCGCGGCAAACATCCTTTCCGACCCGGCAGCGCTCGGGTGGTCTGACCTTGGGTCTGGCCTCATCACTACATCGCTGAGTCGCTACTACCCAATCGTAGCTGCTCTGGTGACCGTTCGGGCGATGACCACCACGAATCAACACGCGATCATTCGCCAGGTCGATTTCGAGGAGACAGCGGCGACGTCTGGCGATATCAAAAAGCATCCCCTCCTCGTGTACGTGCTCGGGGCCGGTGCGGGTACTTCCCCGTCGTCGGGCGCTGTTTACAATCCCGATACGACGTATCTGTTAGGTCAGTTTGAAGTTCCCGCAGCCGATTACAAACGGACGACCGATACCAAGTGGACGGCCAGCATCAAACCGAATCTCTACATTCGTCAGACAACGGCAGCATCTGCGCAGAACTTGTTACTGGCCATCGTCAGTGATTCGGCGTCGTCAGTAAGCTACGCCACCGGCGCGGCTGGACGTGTTCGGTTGTTTGTTGAGCAAGCGACGGCACTGTCATGATGAGTCCCGTAGCAAACGATCAACGCATGGCGGACTACATGGAGCTCGCAAGGGCTTTACGGCGATGCATTGACCACGAGGGCCTGCCGGTACGCAAGTCTGAAATGCAAAAGCTCCTCGGTATAACTGAAGATCGCATTCGGGCAATAGCAAGTATTGCGAGGATAGAAACGAAATAGTAGGGCGCAAGTCCTATGATGAGTCATGGCCCCTTCTGCCTAATGCGGAGGGGGCTAAAACTTTTTTCACGATTTGGAAAAAAAGTGTTTGCATTATTGAAATAACTGTTATATTGCATCTGTCAGTCAACACACACACACACACACACACACACGGGAGCAGACAGATGATCAAGCGCAGCACAAACCGCCCTTTGACAGAAACAACGCCAGCAAACATTGCCGGCCGTTCATTCGCTAACTTTGCCGATGCGCAGGCTTATTTCGAAATGCAATGCCGTAAGTATGGCAAGATGGCCTATTGCTCGACTGCCGAATTTGCAGCACTGAAGCCTATCCTTGACGGATTGCGTGCATCTGAGGGAATCGTATACCGTCGCCCACGTCGCGTACTTCGCCAGATTTGTATCCACGCTTAAGACATACACACGGGAGCAGACACCATGGCAACAGCCACCACATTCGACCGACGCGGTCGTAAGATTATCGGCACTGGCAAGACCCTTGCCGCAGCCGTCAAAGACGCAGAGCAGAAGCTCAAAGCCGCCAACGCGACGATAGATAAGGGGCGTAGGTCATGAGTAGCTCGCACACACCCGGCCGCTCATCCACCGAAACCCTTATCAAAGCCCTGCGCATTCTCGCCGCCGCTCTTAGTACTGGCGACGGCGTAGCTGAGGCCGCATTACTCGAGGCCGCCGAACGGCTACAAGAATTAGATTCGAAATTGAGAGACCTCAACACTCGGAGGCCGTCATGAAACTCACTTGCTACGTCGTCTGTACACGCGATCGCAATACGCTGGATGTCATGCTTGCATCTAAGCAGGCCTATCTGCACACTATTCCGATGGTCATCAGCCACCCGGATGCACAACGTGAGTACGCCGGTACGAATCACTGGATGCCCAACGTAGGAACGTCATTCGGCGAATCCTACAACGCCGCCGTCCGCCAGGCTTTCAACCTTGGATATGATCGCGTGGTTATCTGCAATGACGACATCGTATTCCGGCCCGATACCCACCGCATCCTGATGGAAGACGTCGACGCCCTCGAGGCTCAAGGCATCACGAACTGGGGGCACGTCGCTTGCCGTGCTGATAACATTCTGCGGAACCTCCAATGGATCGGTAACAACGACGGTAGCGCCATCCGTGAAACTAAGATGATCGCCCCGATATGCTCGGTAGTCCAGCCCTCGACTTGGGTAGATTTCCCGCACTGCAACACCTACTCGGATAACGTGCAATGTTACGACATGACGACCGCAGGAGCTCGACTGTTCGTTTCCCGCGCCTACGTCCACCACGTCGGAGGCCTGACAATCGCAAACCGTGAGAAGGCCCTTGCCGATGCGAGGGAAGCCTACGACTACTTGCATCGCGTCCGTGAGGATGCCGCAGAATTGCCGTTTTTATTTCCACAGTAAATTTCGTAGATTGGTCACGTTATGGGATAACAACCCATAACACACACACACACACACACATTTTGGGAGCAGACAGATGAGACTCGGCATCGAATGCACGACGTGCAAAGACGCTATCGGTCGCAAGCACTTCAGACTTGCGCCATATTTCAGAGGAACCGCAAAGCAGCGTATCTACTCGCTAGTGATCACGACCGTAATCGTGGGCATGGCTGGCGTGTTGCTACTCGGCATGATTTATACCGACGTGCCACCGCAGCACGCTCACGTTGACTTATACCAGATGGAGGCACGGCCATGATTTTTGAACTGAAATGGCGTGAGCGCTCCCATGAAGAGAAGATGGCTATCCTGAACAGTTACACAATGCTGTGCACACTAGCCAATCACCTGGTGAAACTCGAGGCCATCCCGAAGGAACTGGCCGGCAGTCTGCTGGACGTCGTGAACATGGTGACGGAAGCAGACCGCAGGGAACGGTACGACGACGAAGCGCAAAGAGCTAAACTGAACTAACAAAACGGAGCCACCCATGAAACCATCCATCTACGACGCCATCAGCGTCGAACCATTATACCGCTACGACCATAACGCAGGCGATCGCCGATACGCCCGAGTTGACGAACGCGGGAAGGTCATTTGGTATCCATCGGTAACTACAATCATTCGCGCCACTTCGCCGACGCCTCCGGGCCTGCTGGCGTGGTATGTAAAGCATGGCATCGACGGCGCTAACGAGCTCAGAGACGAAGCCGCAGAACGCGGTACGGAGATGCACTTAAACTTCGAGCGGTACTTGCAGGGGCACAACGTTGAGCTGGCTATGCTGACGGATTTTCAGAGCAAGGCGCTGCTATCCTTCGACCAGTTTTGCCGTGACTACAAAGTCGAGCCGCTCGGTATCGAGGTCATGCTGTGGAACGATGAACTATGCTATGCCGGAGCGTGTGACCTGATCGCCTGGCTGACCGACCCGAAGACCGGCCACCGCGATTTGTCGATCATCGATTTCAAGAGCGGTTCGTCGTCTTACGATGACCACGCGGTGCAAACGGAAATGTACCGGCAGGCGTGGAATGAGATGGCCTACAAAAAGCCAGAGTACCAAGTCGAACGTCATTACAACTGGCATCCGAAGGACTGGCGACGCTCGCCGACGTACAACTTGAAGGAGAACACGTTTAACGTCGACTCCGAAGTGCCGCGGCTGCGCAGCGAGCTATTCAAGCTCACCAACGAACGCAAGCCAAAGTCGAAGTTTATATTCCGTGGCACGTTGCCGGGAGATGGTCACTTCGTCGAAATCGATCCCGATCAGGTAATTCTTGAAGCATACGCAAACACACAATCGCGTATATTTGACAGCCCCGCTGCGACCAAAGGCCCTTCGTCTGCTCCCCCTAAGATGACGCCTTCCCCTACGCGCGGGGTCTGACCCCAAGCCCCGGTGTGCAGTGTGTGCGTGCCGGGGCGATTATTTTACGGAGACACAATGAGGCACGGCAGTCTATTCTCGGGAATTGGGGGCTTCGATCTCGCCTCGCAATGGATGGGTTGGGAAAATGTTTTTCATTGCGAATGGATGGAATTCCCACGTAAGGTCTTACACCACTACTGGCCGAAGGCTATAAGCTATGACGACATCACAAGGACAGACTTCTCTATTCATCGAGGAGGAATCGATATACTCACCGGAGGATTCCCTTGTCAGCCGTACAGCGCGGCAGGCAAGCGCAAAGGGAAAGACGATGATCGTCACCTCTGGCCCCACATGTTACGAGCTATTCGAGAGATCAGACCGCGCTGGGTCGTGGCAGAAAATGTTTTCGGGCTTATTAATTGGAACGGGGGCGTGGTACTCGAAGAGGTGTGCGCTGACCTGGAAGCTGAAGGTTACGCCGTACAGCCGTTTATTATTCCAGCTTGCGCCGTCGGCGCTCCGCACAGAAGGGATAGAGTTTGGTTTGTTGCACACGCCGTCGGCGCAGGAGCCAGGAATTACAGTAGATCGACTTGTAACGAAGGAGGGATTTCCTGCCGAGATAGGCAAGAGGGCATACGACAAGCACACGGGCCGTCTGGCGCAAGTGGGGCTAACGCAACAAGTGCAAATGATGCGTTTGTTGCCCACGCCCAAAGCATCGGATTTAGCGCGAGGCAACAGAGATCTCAACGAGGCTGGGCAGAATGTCAACAGCAAGGGCGTCAGATTTGGCGTGGCTTTACCACAATTAGCCAAAAGCGGATTGCTTCCAACGCCAAAATGCCAAGAAGCCCGAGGCAATGCGAGCATAGATCGTGGCAAGGCAAATCTGACGGATGCGATAGCTTCGGCATACCAGCCGACTGGGAAGTCTTCCCAACTGTCACCCCGATTTGTGGCGGAGATGATGGGATTCCCCGTGAACTGGACGGAATTACCTTTCCAAAGTGGCGCAACGAATCCATCAAAGGATATGGAAACGCAATCGTCCCACAAGTAGCACTACAAATTTTTAGAGCAATCGCGGCTATAGAGTCGCACAGTTAACCCCCTTTCATTCACTCCATCAGGAGACACCACCATGGGTTTGAATCAAGAAACCCCCACCACCAACTCGGTCTATGTGTCCATCTCGGAGGGCAAACTTCGGGTGCGATATAAGGAACCGAACGCGTCCACAACCACCCGCACCACGAAAGACGGTAACGTCGTCTACGAATGGGTCGCCGATTCCATCAGCGGCATTGTCCGTAGCATTAGCACTGCTGACAGTGACTTCGGCAAGCAGTGGCGAATCGTCATCGAAGACGATCAGCGCTACGTTGTGACGATGAAGTACACGTCGAGCTATGCTAAGACGATCATCCTGGCACTGTGCAACCCGGCCTTCGATGGCAAGCAGGCCATTAAGATCGTCCCGTATTCATTCAGCCCAGACGACAACCCGAAAAAGACCATCATCGGGGCGACCGTTTACCAGAATGGTAACAAACTGGAGCGTCCGTATTGCACGTCCATGCGTCCTGATCCGACCAAGACGCAACTGCCGGACTTGGAAGTTATGATGGTCAATGGTCAGACGATGTACGACAGCACTAAGCAGCTCGCATTTGTCGAGGCCGAACTCGCAAGTAAGGTCACGCCGAAGCTGAGTGAAACGAAGACGCAGGCCACGACTGCCATGCCAACCACCACCACCGTGCCGGTCGTCGATAGTGAAGACGATGGCTCGCTACCGTTCTAAGGGGCCTGTCATGAAAACAGGATTCAAAACATACCGGCCCGGAGTGTTTTACAAGTATCTCAACGACCGCCACTGCCACGTCTGGGGACGCATTCCCAGCCTAACCGATGACGGAACGAAATACACCACAACGCACGAGTACGTCCCCCCAGGTGGGGACGTGCTCGCGGCTCTGGTTAGGGTAGCCGCCGAAGTCGAGCAAGCCCGTAGTAAGACCTTAGCAGAGCGACGCGAGGCTATTGAGCAGCGTGTACTCAGCGAAGTGCGGGGGCAAATATCAGACATGGAATTCATGGAACAGGTGCGAAGGCGTGTCGAAGCCGAACGCACTGAAGCCCTACGACAACGCGCGGCGAATGACGTGCAGACGGCATTGCAGGCGCTGGGGATTGATAAAGACACCGTGGCACGTGCGTATCAATACCACAACGTCTACGGGCAACTGGCAAGTAATCCGTTCGTGAGGTGATGCGATGCCCATCGATTCTAAAATTCAAGAGCTGACCGCAGCCGACACGGCATTTGCCGAACGCTACCGGGAAGCTAAGGAGGCCGGTATTCAAGATGCTGAGATTCTCTTATACGAACGCACCGGAGGCGCAGCCCAGCACATACGGCAAGGGCTGGCCATCAGAGGCGAAGCGCACTATAATGCCAATGGCAAGATCTACTGGGCTGTGCGCATCACCGACCGGACACGTAAGCAGGCGGCTGGTAAACATCCACCGTCACGGACGATCACCCTGCCGAACAAGAGGGAACGAAACAAGTCGTGGATGCAGCGGATACCGATGTATCACGAGATTTGTGTGAAGCAGATGCGTAAGACAGGGGAACAGCCATGAAAACCAAATGGGCCACCAGACTTATCTACACCGACCAGGCTGCTGCAATGTTTCGAGAACGTGCACAGTCTGCAAGGCCCTCAGCACCCGACATGAGAATCTACTTATATGCCGAACACAAGAATAACCACGGCAGGATTCAAGAGGTCTTCGACTACATGCGTTCGGGTGAATGGCTGACCACCGTAATGGCTCGGGAGATGTGGAAGATGTCACCGACCGTGCTGAGATGGTGTATCGCGACGCTGCAGAAACGTGGTTACCAGGTCGAGACTGAAGTCATCAAGTATACTGCCAAGTATCACGAGTATTACACACAATTCCGGCTCAGCACATGGGAGCCGATTACTACGGAGTTTGTATGAACAACAAATGCAAAACGGTGACGCTATGATTGACGCACCAGCCCGATACCAAATCGTCAACGCTGACAATTACACTGTGCACAGTCAATACCCTACCCTTAGCAGTGCCGAAGCGCGGTGCGAACAGCTAAATCGTTTTAAGGACGTGCCGTTTCCGCAATGGATCGTCGTCGAAGTCGATAGCGATGATCAGGACGACGACCACGTTGTATGGGGGCATGCATGAAAGTCTACTGTTTGATGTGGGATGATTACGAAACGAACGATCTATGTTCAGTACATAGCACTTGGGCTAAGGCGTACGACGCAGCGAAGTCTTTACCTCTTCATGGGCTGTTTAGTATCGACATTCACAATGTGGATGGAGAACATTACAGGTTTTCAAAATTGATTGGAACACGTAAGTATGGTTGTGATTTTGAGTACAGTGCGCATTGCAGCCGTGACGTCGACCCTTCGGAGGCTACGCCATGAAACGCTACGCCGTACGTGTTGCTGAGGTCATCGGCTACCTCACGATTGCGGCTTTGACATTCGCGATGATGTATGCACTATTGCACGTCGTCGACACTATCACGACAGTTTATCAAGCACTAACGGGGGACTAATGCAATTCAGACTTACAGTATCACGGGAGGTCATAGGCAAGGCCTCCCGTGAAGATTTTTTGGCCCTATCAGATCGCCTGCAGTCGCTCGAAATGACCATGTACGATTTGCACGATCATCTGGCAGTCAAGGGCCACGCCATATGCTGCGCTGACCTGGTGGCGAACGAGAAGACGCAATACTGCCATAGGACAGTAGCGTCTTTCAAGTCTGCGCAGGTCGTCGGTGTCGACGTCGATCACGGCAAGACGGCATTCGACACGTTGAAAGACGATCCGTTTCTCGCCGCCAATGCCGCGTTTGCATACACGACGGCAAGCCATACGCCTGAACATCCGCGATACAGGATCGTTTTCATTCTCGACGCGCCCATCCGTAGGGTTGAGGAATACAAGCGCGTTGTGAGCGTTTTGTGCGCACGCTACGAAGGTGATACGAACACGCGCGACGCCGTGCGGATATGGTATGGCAACCCGCAGGCAGAAACGATTTGGTTTCGAAAGACGATCGGCAAGACCGTAGTCGATGAGATGGTAGGCGAGGACGACGAAGCGCACGCCAGCGAAGTACAGTTTGAAGCGTTCAAAGACCGCGACCTCACAATGGACGATCTACGCCAGATGTTGGCTTTCGTGCCACCTCATCAGGAGCACCTCGACTGGAAACGGACTGTGGCCGGCGTGTTCAACTATTACGGATGCACGGATGACGTGTGCCAGGCATTAGAGAAGTGGTCACCATCTACCATCCCATATCGCAAGCTATATGCCAACAGGCTTACGAAAGTCGGTATTGGGACGGTTATCTACATCGCCAAGAAACACGGCTACCAGCCGCCAAAGAACATGATGCGCGAGGCCCCGACGACGGCGATCGAAGCTTATGACGCTGCCGAATCGTGGCTGCTGGCAAGTGGGCAATTTCGATACAACGACGTCACGCTGTGCGTAGAATACAAAGACGTCCGTGAGCAGGAATGGGAACCGATGTCGGACTACTATGTTCACTCGTGCTTACGCAAGATGAGGGCATCGGGAATCAAGATACCGTCGACGAAGATATGGGAAATCCTGATGTCAGACTTTGCCCCACGATTCAACCCGATAATAGACTATTTTGAGAACCTGCCGGAATGGCGACCCGAGGATGCTGACCACATTGGAGCGCTGGCCGCTTGCTTGCCTGTCGATACCAACAGTCATTACCCTGCTGAGGTGATTAGCAGGTTCAATGATGGCATCATTCGCAAGTGGCTGGTCGGGGCCGTGGCGTGTGCTATTGACAACCACCCGAATCATCTGATGCCGATCTTGCAAGGGGCTCAGGGTGTCGGCAAGACGCGATTCATTCGGTATTTGTGCCCTGATGCGCTTCGCAAGAATCACTATTACGAGGGCAGCATATCAGGGGAGAAAGACGATAAGCTAGTCCTGGGCTCGTCGTTCATAGCAGTCGACGACGAACTCGAGTCGATGAACAAGCGCGAAGCCGAAGCAATGAAAGGCATCATCACGAAGGCCTCCGACCGCGTCAGGCCACCCTACGGGCGGGCTTTCGTGACCATCAGACGCATTGTGTCATACATCGGGTCTGTGAATAGGCGAAACTTCCTGAGCGACGAAACGGGGTCGAGACGGTTTCCGGTGATCGCATTAGGGGGCCACGTCGATATGGCAAAGGTCATGGCGATCTCCATCGACAAGGTATGGGCACAGGCCTTGCATCTTTACAGCACGCGCTTTCCTTATTGGCTGGATGCTGAGGACATCGACCTGCTGAATGAGTATAACAAGCCTTTCCAACAGAACACCATGACCGATGACCTTGTCGAGATTTATGTCAGGGCAGCGACTGTTGAGGGACGGCCGAAGACGGCGACGGATGTTGCACATGAGATCTCCAGCATCTTGCAAGGTATCGGTAGGTTTCTATCTGTCGATGGTCGGACGGTGGCAGCGATGGGCAAATCGCTTGGCAAAGCAGGGTATCTAAAGACCTCAAAACGTTACGAAGAGAAGGTCATCCACGGGTATCAAGTGGTCGTGTCTGCTAATCATCAGGTCAAACTAGTGGAGGGCCAACGTGAGCAGGATTCGTTCTAAAATTGCGGGAATTCAGCAGAAATACGGACAAGACCCCAAGGATTACGAAAATTTTTCCCGTACTGTTATGGGTCAAGGTGGCGATACGTATAACTACGTAGTCGAGCCGCAAGTCCCTGTTTTGTCAACGCCTTGCGAGGATCAGTTAACACCATCTGTTACCCCCTGTTATACCTTAAAACATAGTTTGATAGATTCTGTAAAAGAAGTCTATAGTAATAGTCTTAGAAACGATGTATTTACCGATAACAGGGGTAACAACCCAGAACAGGACATTTGGGGAGCATGGTTCGCTAGGCGTCACAACTGCGAGATGGGCGACGCCTTCGAACCCCAAACCGAGGACATCCTCGAGATGGTCGGCTTTGACTTGCAACCTGCTGAACTGATCCCTGCCGATCAGGTGCTCGCCGCCGCGGATCATCTGCGAAGCGTCGGAGACCGTCAGTCCACGATTGCGATGATGAACCGGTCGAATATCGATCGGTTCGTCTGGAGTGTTGATCCAATCACCAAGCGATGGGTGTGCCATGCTGAATTCGAATGACGACGATCTCCACAAATTGATTTGGGAGGCCGATGAACGTTCGGAACGTACTTGGACTAGGCTTAAGGCAGAAAAACGCCGTGGCGGGGCTGGAAACGGCCAAAAAAGGCCATTGCGTGAACAGGACATACAGCGAAATATTGCTGGTGGTCTTGAAAAGCTCGGTTTTTTGGTCGTGCGGATCAATTCGAGCACCATGGAAGCTGAATCCGGAACACGGCTGTCATCGTATCGCGTTACGAACATCAACGCCACTGCCGGGCACTCGGATTTGGTGGTCTATCGCAACGGCAAGGCCGTGTTCTTGGAAGTCAAACGGCCAAAAACACGCAATAGGCTATCCGAATCCCAAGTCAGATTCCGCGACTGCTGCCACCGGTACGGCATGGTCTATCTCGTGGTGACCAGTTTAGACGAAGCTGTTAAAGCATTGGAAATAATAGGGGATAGGCAATGACAAAAGAACAACGGAAGCAACAAACGATATATATTTTATCTGAATTATTGCCTGATGATGAGATTAAACTATTTGCTCCTAAGCCGTATTTCAGCGTGTATTTACCAAAATCACCAATGGCAAACAAAAACGGGGAAGTGCCTGCACATCGTCTGATCTGCTGGCTATCACATGGTGCGCCCTATTACAGCGAATGTAGTTATTGCGATTACCCAATACTTTGGAAAATGCGTGTAAACGTAAATCATGCACAACAGAAAGTTGTAAATGTTGATCACCTCAACTCTGACAAATTAGACAACAGGCCCACAAACTTGGTTCCAGCCTGTTGTTGGTGTAATGCAAATCGTGAGTGGGCATCTGAAATAGATTATGGATATCACGGTACTTTTTTCGATTACATGATTGACAGATATCGCACTATGCCGCCGTGGGAGAGACCAAACATGATTGATTGCGCACAACTTTTAGGAATGAGCCCATGACACCAACCCAAACCACATACAACGACATCATGCAACGCGCTGCCACTCTATGCGATATGGACGTCTACGAAGCCCACAACGGCAAGACCCATAACGCAGCCCGCGCCCGTCGCATTGCCTGGTTTGTGCTAAATGAGCACCTCGGATGGCCACGTAGGGTGATCGCTCGGCATTGCAAGTGGAATCGTATCACTGTCACCATGGGCATCGACGCCGTCGCTGATCTACCTTCGCAGTCTGATGAGGGGCAAATCATCCAAGCGCTGATAAAATCCCTACACTGTTAGGTTTTCATTTGGATGTTAGGCTAGGTTTGTGTATTGACTAACGAGGGCAAAATGCCGGGCGGAAGACCACGTGAGTACAGCTGGGAACGAATACAGCCGTTGATGGCAGAAGCCGTTGACCGGGGTATGTACATTGAACAGCTGGCAACTCACCTCGGAATCCATGACGAAACCGTGCGCGAATGGGAGAAGATTTACCCCGAGTTTTCCGCCGCGGTTAAAGATGTGCGCCTCGCTTGCAAGCATCGTATCGCCTCACTACTCGACGACCATGCTACGGGCAACATCGAAAAGGGCAACGGCTCAGTCGCCATCTTCATTGCCAAGAACGTACTCGGCTGGCGGGATCGCCAAGAGGTAGAGCAGACTGTCAAGGGCGAACAATCCATCACCGTAACCATTGGCGGGGCACGTCAGGACGAAGACGATGCCGAAGCGCATTGATCTCAGGTTCGAACTGCATTCTGGCCAGCAAACCGTATGGGGTGGGCGCAGGCGTTTTAACGTCGTAAACTGCGGACGTCGGTGGGGCAAGACAGTGCTGGCCGAGGCGGCATTAGGTGACATGATTACCACGGGCAAGCCTGCGGCGTACTTCGCCCCGACTTACAAGATGTTGATGGAAGTCTGGCGCACGATCAAACGCGACTTCCGAGATGTGATAGCAGAAACGAACGAGTCTGAAAAGCGCATCACGTACATCAACGGTGGTCAACTCGACATGTGGTCGCTGGACAACTTCGACGCGGTGCGTGGTAGGAAGTACGGCCGGGTGATCATTGACGAAGCTGCTATGGTTCCCGATTTGGAGGAGGCATGGACGATGGCCATACGTCCAACGCTATCCGACTATCGTGGTGATGCGTGGTTCTTCTCGACACCGAAGGGCCGTAACTACTTCTATCATTTGTCAGAACGTGCGAAGACAGACGAGGTATGGACGTACTGGCAGATGCCTACGTCCGCTAATCCGTTCATCGCCGCTGACGAAATCGACGCGGCACGTACCGAGCTCCCATCTACCGTGTTCGCACAAGAGTACCTTGCCGAGTTCATCGACGTTCAGGGGGCTCTCATCAAACGTGAGATGATCACGTATATGGACAGCTCGTCTGTCCCGTCTGGCCTAAAGATCGGCATGGGCGTTGACCTGGCTATTTCCAAATCCGAAACCGCAGACTACTCAGCTATCGCCGTCATCGGCTACGATAAGGATTCAGGCCGTCGGTACGTGCTGGACATCTGGCGTGGCAAAGAGGGCTTTCACGAAATCGTCCAAATGATAGTTTCGATGGCGGCCAAATGGAACCCGCAGCGCATCAACATCGAAGCCGTGCAGTATCAAGTGGCCGTGGTGCAAGAGCTACTCCGCAAGACATCCTTGCCCGTCCGCGCCGTCAAACCAGAGCGCGACAAGGTGACACGATTCCAAGGCCTGCACGCTCGCTACGAACAACTGCTTGTCTCTCACGTGCGAGGGCTAACACCTGAGTTCGAACGTGAACTGCTTTCATTCCCCGAGGCCGACCATGACGATATGGTCGACGCGCTCGTTTACGCCGAGCTTGCCGCGGTGAAATCCGTAGGGGCCGGTGCTGTGCTACTCTAACCAACCAACGCCATGAGTCTAATACAACGCTTTAAAGAGTTCATCTCCCCCGACGGCCAGCGTGCCGTCAACGACCTTGCGCCCATCCTTACAACGACGATGTGGACGCGGCATAGTTTCACACCGGTGACCGATTTCCCTATGGCCTTGCGTATGTGGAAGTCAAACCCGATAGCGCAGGCATGCACGATCACGTATTCGCTCATGATGCCGGAAGCGCAAATCGGTGTCATCACACCGACTGGCTACGACTTCCAAGCGCCGGTGATCGGTATGCTAACCCGCAACAACTGGCGTATCGTGTTCGGTGAAATCCTGACCATGATGTGCGTCGGTGGCAACGCTTACGGTTACAAGCTACGCAACGCATCGGGAGCGGTTATCGGGATGCGATGGTACTCGGATCAGTACTTCGCCCCTATCGACGACGGCTACGGTGACGTGGCAGCGTATCACTACTGGGACGGTGCGAAACTGTACATGATTGACAAGGCCGACGTGGTGCACATCCGCGGATTCTGGTATGACCCGGGCAAGCCGCTCGGTGGTGCAAGCCCTGTTGCTCTTGCGAGTGAATCCATCGAAGGTTTCAACGAGGCCGCTTCGACGGTATTCAACGTGCATAAGAACGACGCCGTGCCGAAGACTACTATCCTGCTCAATGAAGAGGCATCACCCGAACAGATCGACGTGATGGAGCGCACATTCAAACGGCGTTACGGTGGCAACAAACGTGGTTCGGTAGGCGTGCTCTGGGGCGTGCAGGACATCAAACGTCTTGCGCTGGACTATGACGAAATGGGGCTATCGGAAACCTTCGGCCAATACGAGACCCGCATCTGCGGTACGTACAAGGTTCACCCGATCATTGCCGGTACGCACATGGGACTCAGCCAATCCACGTATTCGAATTTTGAACAGGCCTCCAAAGACTTCACGAACATGGTTCGCGTCCCCTTTTGGAACATGATCGCCGACCAGCTGAACGCACAAATCGCAATCCCTGACTACGGTGTCGAGGTCGGCTTTGACCTATCGACTGTCCAGGCCCTTGCCGGCCAGATGGTAGCCGTCGAAGCGGTATCTACGCAGGGTGAAAACGAAACGCCTGACGACGACGACAACGACGACGACAACATCGAAACCGCAAGCTTGAAAGGAGGTGCGGGCTCAACGCCTGCGCCCTTTCGTAGTAAGACTGCCGTAATTGTCGGCCCCGAAACGAAAGCATGGCTGCACCATCCCGACGATCAGGTGTACGCCAAAGCCTACGACGAAGTGTTGAACCAAGCGTCCGCCAAGATCGCCCGTGACTGGGGCCGCGCGCTGGACAAGCTGTATCGGAGCATCACGAATACCAAAAGCTTGCAGCTCAAGATAGAAGACTTCAGTGTCGACGTATGGGAGAAGGAATTCAGCGACATGACAGAAGGCAGCCGCGAAGAGCTGGTCAGCCTGCTGGTTACCTTAGCAACTGAGGAGGTCGACGCTCCCGAGGGCGAATACGCTACGGCACGTCGTGAGGGCATGACGATTTCTAGCGACAAGATTGCCGAATCGGTGGGGACAATACGAACCGATGTTCAGAAGCTGATCGCCGATAACCCACTTGCCAAGGAAGACGACCTCGCCAAGCTACTCAAGGCGAAGTTCACAGACCTGAAGGCCTCACGTGCCGACGCCATAGCTCGCACGACTTCGACGGCAACAACGGGGACAGTCCAGAAAAAAGTATGGGCCGACCTGGGCGGTATCAAACGGGAATGGGTGGCATTGGCGGGTGCAAGGCCCGCACACGCGGCCGCGCATGGCGAACGTGAGGATGCTGCTGGCAACTTCGTAGTCGGTGGCGAGACCACCCCCTACCCTTCCGGGCCGGGGCTATCTGCTGGTAATGCCGTGAATTGCCGTTGTTTCACCCGTGCACGTCGTGTAGAATCCTAACAGTGTCGGGATTTTCTTTGGAAATGTCCATAGAATTGTGCAAACAAATCGGGGACGATTAGAAAATGAACATCGAACGTAAATCATTTCAGACGGAATTGAAAGCGCTAGGCGATGAGGGCATCGTCGAGGCCATCGTTTCCGTTTTCAATAACGTGGACAGTGTCGGCGATCGTGTCAAGTATGGGTTCTTCGACGAAAGCATCAAAAGCAAGCTACCGAAGGGTGTATGGCAGCATGATTGGAATACGCCAGTAGCAAAGACCTTGGAAGCTCGTGAACTCATGGCAGGTGACCCTATGTTGCCTGTCGGGCTGCGTGACTTGGGCGGGCTGTACATCAAGGGCCAATTCAATTTGAATACGCAAGCCGGACGCGAAACATTCAGCAACATAAAAGAAGGCATCATCGATGAATTCAGCATTGGTTATTCGGTAATCGAAGAAACCTATGCTCCTGATGGTGCTCGTGAATTAGTCAAGGGCCGCTTGTACGAGTGGAGCCCGGTATTGTTTGGAGCTAACCCAGCTACTGCGGTGCTCGGTGTGAAATCGGGACTCAATGACGACGTGCAGACGGTAACGTCAGAACTCACGCGCGTCATTACGAGGCTGAACGAACGTGCCGACATTCGCAAAAAAGAAGGGCGCACGCTGTCGTCGGCAAACGTGGCGCGTCTTTCGACATTGCTGGAAACTCTGTCATCAGCCGTAGGCGATCTAAAGATATTGATTGATTCGGCAACACCAACCAATGCGAAGGCACTCCTCGAAATGGAGCGTCTCCGCGCTGTCATCAACGCAAAACGCAACTAACTATGAACATCCAAAGCATCAACGACGCCATCAGCGCGAAGTCTGCCGAGCTCGACACCGTGCTCGCTAAGACGGAGCCGACGATGGACGACGTCGCAACGGCTAAGTCTCTGAACACAGAGATCGAAGGCCTGCAGAAGCAGCTCGACGAAGTCAAGAGCTTCGAAGCTATCAAGGCATCCAACGCCTCACGTGTTGCTCAAAGCAACACACCTACCAACCGCCTTCCACAAACGCAGACTGTCAAGGTCGGCGATTCGGCTGCTAAGTCAAACCTGAGCGACACCGAATACAAGAGCCTCGTCACGGGTCTCTTCGTCGGTGGTCTGACATCGGAGGCCGCACGTGCCAAGTATCAAGAGGTAACAGGCACAGAGTATAAGAGCCACACGCAAGGCAACGACGCCACGGGCGGCATCTTCGTTCCTACGGAAACCTCTGCGCTGATCATCAGCCTGAAGGAAACCTACGGAACATTCCGTCGGAACTCACGTGTTGAGCCGATGGGCTCGGAGTCGATCCGCATCTTCCGTGCCGGTGATGACGTCACCGCATACTGGGGTTCGGAACTGGGAACACTGCAGACATCGGACATGAGCTTCGACGCTGTGACGTTGAATGCCAAGAAGATGTACGCCTACGCACAACTCAGCGAAGAGCTGATCATGAACAGCACGCAGAACCTCGGTTTGCGCTTTGCTGAATCGGTCGCTCGCCAGTTCGCCAAGAAGGAAGACGAAGCCGGATTTAACGGCGATGCTACATCTACCTACGGTGGTGTTCTCGGCCTCGATGGCAAGTTTAAGAAGCTCGTCGTAGACGGTGGCGGAACCTGGACGACGGATGCCGACAAGGTCAAGGCCGCTGGTGTGCAGACACTGACGGGCAACCTCTGGAGCGAAGCCGTCATTGGTGACTTCCTCACGGGTAAGGCTAAGCTTCCAACCTACGCCCTGGCTGGTGCAAAGTGGTACTTCTCGAAGCAAGCCTTCGCCGCAACTGCAGAGCGCCTGGCATACGCCACGGGTGGCGCAACAGCCGCAGAACTTTCGGGTTCTTTCGGTCAGCGCTTCCTTGGTTATCCTGTCGAGTATGTTGACGTCATGCCAACAGCAGACGCGAACTCGCAGATTTGCGCTTACTTCGGCAACCTTGCACAGGCTTCTTCGTTCGGCGATCGCATGACGACTGCCATCAAACAGGACACATCACTCGGTTTCGCTACCGACAGCGTGTACGTCAAGGCAACGCAGTACATCGACATCAACGTGCATGACATCGGCAATTACAGTGCGACGGCTTCGGCTCGTGTTGCTGGCCCTGTCATCGCATTCGCTTCCATCAACTCTTAATCCACAGGAGAACTGAACTATGAACATCATGCAAAGCGTGAAGCACGTTCTCGTTACGCCTCCTGCGGCTATCGTCGACAACGCTTCGTTCACGACTAACACGATCGACACGGCCGGCTACGGCAAGGTCGCTATCTTCTTCGCACTCGGTGCAACTGATATTGCCATGACGGCTTTGAAGGTGCAAGAGTCTGACGATTCGGGAATGTCCGGCGCTGCCGACATTACGGGTTGTGTCTTCGGTGCAAGCGGGGCCCCTGCGCTCCCAACTGCTAACGACGATAACAAGATCTTCGGTTTCTTCATCAACCTCGCAGGCCGCGATCGTTATCTTGACTTGGTAGCAACGGCAGGCGATGGTTCTGCGGGAACCTTCGGATCGGCTTGGGCTGTGCTGTATAACGGCGACTACGGCAAGGACGCAACAACACGCGGTCTTGCTGCTAATCTGATTAAGGACTAAGTGTTCTGACTACGGGCCCTTCGGGGCTCGTGGTCAGCATACCAAAGGCAAACGATGGTCATCCTGTCAAACACTGGCGAACGTGTAGACTTCAACCTTGTGCGAAACGCAGGGTTTGCCCGCACGTTCACGCATAAGACCAACGGCGTAGCTACGAACATTTCAGGTTACACCTTCGCCGCGCAAATCCGCACCACTGCGGGGGCTTTGGTAGCATCGTTTACGATAACGACCGTGAACGCCGCACAAGGTACATTCTCAGTAGCATTGTCCGCAGCGCAGACGAGCGCACTGACGGCCGGCACAACATACCTCTGGAGTTTGGAGCAGACCGTAAGCAGCCTAACGAGTGAGCTATTGCGAGGCTACGTACAGGTGGTGCTCGACGAGGTGACGGCATGACGACCGTAAACGTTGATCAGTCAACACTTGCCATCGACATCGTCGAGCAAAACGTCAACGTCAATACGGTGAATCAGTCGGTGACCCTCGACATTTTATCTGGCGGTCTCGTGCCTATTTCCGATGACGTGTCGTTGACGGCTGGCCAAAACCTGTCGGCACTGCGGGCGGTAACATCCAACGTAACTGGCCAGGCTGTCTACGCATCAAACGATACGCTTGCAAACGCTCAGGTGATCGGCATTACTTCCAATGCGGCGTCTTCGGGTGCTGGCGTTACGATCAAAACGTCAGGCATCTTGACAGATGCAAACTGGACGTGGACGAAGGGCACGGTTTTCCTTGGCACGAACGGCCAGCTAACACAGACAATCCCAAGCGGCGGCGCTTACATCGTCCACATCGGGCGGGCGCTCACTGCAACGACACTTCAAATAGACGTGACACTCTCATTCAAACGGTGTAAACAATGGCAGACAAGTATATAAAGAACAATAGCGGACAACTTGCCGAAGTCGAAGGCACAACCACATCAGCGGGCGCAGGCTCTGCTGGCAAGATTGTCGCTCTCGACAGCGCTGGCAAGCTCGATAGCACGATGATGCCAACGGGCGTAGGCGCTACGACCAAGCTCGCCGCAACATCTGAGAACCTTAGCGCAGGTGATCTAGTGAACTTGTGGAACGATAGCGGCACAGTCAAGGCACGCAAGGCAGACGCAAGCAACGGCCGTCGTGCACACGGCTTTGTTCTCTCGGCAGTCACTTCGCCGAACAACGCAACCGTGTACCTTGATGGTACGATCACGGGGCTAACGTCCCTAACCCCCGGCGCGGCGTACTATCTAAGCGGTGCAACGGCAGGCGCAATTGTATCAACGGCCCCGTCAACATCGGGATATCTCTCGCAAGAGGTCGGTGTAGCGCTCTCAGCTACTGAGCTCAACTTCGAAGAACAGCAACCAATAACGCTCGCGTAATGGCGAATAAAAGACCGATCACTACGCCAACCGTATTGCAAGAACACCCGGACGCCGATGGTCTGTTTTGTGGTCAGGGGTTAGTGTTGGCAGAACAAGCAAGCTCACTATCGACCCCGTCATCTGGTTATGGCGTGTTGTATGTCAAGACAGATGGTCTGTTGTATTTCAAGAATGACGCAGGCACGGAAACACTACTGAGCTAATGGCGAACAAAAGACCGATAACGACCACAGGCAACTTGCAAGAGCACCCGGACGCCGATCAGCTGATCGCAGGTCAGGGGAACATCCTTGCCGAGCAGGCATCTTCACTAGGGACGCCGTCGTCTGGTTATGGTGTCATCTATGCAAAGACAGACGGCAAGGTGTATTTCAAAAATGACGGTGGTACGGAATACGACCTAACAACTGCGGGCGGTGGGGGAACCAATCCCGTCATTCGCGAATACACAGCCAACGACACATGGACAAAACCAACGGCCTCTAACTTTTGGGGTGCTCTTGTAATCTGCATTGGCGCAGGTGGTGGTGGTGGAAGTGGTCGACGCGGGCCGACAGGAGTAATACGATCAGGCGGTGGCGCTGGTGGTGGCGGAGCTTTTGTGCAAAGATTTATGAGGGCAGCGACACTAACGTCACCTACTTATTCAATAACCATTGGTGCGGGTGGCAATGGCGGAGCAGCTCAGACTACAGATAATACTTCGGGCAACGCAGGGACTAATGGCGGTCAAACATCTTTCGGTTCTTTGGTGATCGCCGACAAGGGAAATGCCGGTCAGGGCGGAGGATCAAGTAGTGGAACTGCTGGCGCTGGTGGTCAAGCTTCGCTATGCACTCCCGCGCGCGGGCCATATGCCATAGGCGGCACGCAAGGCGGAACTGGTTCTACAAATGGGAGCACTACACAGGCTGGTTTTGAAGCAATTACCAACGGCACTGGCGGGCCGCAAGGCGGCTCGGGTGGTTCAGGTTTAACATCTGGGAACACGGCGGTCAATGGCGTTGCGG